AATCTAAGTAACCGGGAGCGGCGGCACCGTTGAACCTCACGGCCCAAGCTTGATTGGTACTTGATGAATTACGAAATTGGGAAAAAATGTATTGTTGGCCTGATATGGTCCCCGTGGACCTGATCCAGGCCTCGACCGTAAACTGCCCGGCGCCAAAGTCCCAATCAGGGTCATCGACATATTGTATGGCGCCATTGCTCGCAGAGTTGCCCCATGAAGCAGTGCCAAATTTCTGCTGCGCTGTAGTCAAGCTGGAATTAAGCGTTGCATTCGGAACGTGAACGCGGCTCGAACTGTCCGTAATCGTCGTGGAACCATTCGTGCCGTCGCAATGCAATAGCAGGACGACGTTGGCGAAGGATGGATCGGTCGTCGTGGCGCCATACCAGAACGGGTTGATCAGCGCTGTCATGCAGTGCCGATCAGCGACACCTTGAGCCCCTTGGCCCCGGTGCCGGCTGCGGTGATGTCAATCGTGATCTCGGCGTCGTCGGCCAGCGATGTATCTGAGATCACCGCAGGCGTTGCTGCTGTCGTGCTGGTCTTTTCGGTCGCGTCGATAGAGAGCGCGGTTGACAGGATCGTGGTCCCGCTTTCCTTGATATCCACCGTGACCAACCCCGAGCTGCTCACCGTCGAGAGGCTGGAGCGCACCGCGGTCAGGGTCATCGCGAACGGCATGCGGAAGGTCAGCTTCGCGGTGCCGGTCGTCAGGTTCGTCAACTCGTCGGAGACGGCAACCTGTATCGCCTGCTTCTTCAGGTCGGCGATACTGGCGGCGCCATCCGCGATCAGCTTGCCCGTGGTGCCGCTGTACGTCGCGACGTTGCCGCTGACGGCGCTGCCCGGCCCGACGACATCGCCTGCCGTGCCGCTGGCCGCCGCCGTGATACGCCCTTTGGCATCGACCGTCAGACTGGTGTGCGTATAGTTGCCCGCCGTCACGGCGGTATTGGCTAAGACGGTGGCTTGTGGCCCGCTACCCGGCCCGGCGGTAACGTCGCCGGTAAGCTGGGTGATCCCGCCTGTGCCGTTTGAGGCCGCGGTAAGACGGCCCTTCGCGTCAACCGTAATCGACGCCAGCGTATAGCTGCCGGGTGTAACGGCGGTGCTCGCGAGCGTCGCGGCTTGGCTGCCGCTGCCCGGCCCCGCCGTCACGTCGCCGGTCAACTGGGTGATGCCGCTGCCGCCGCCGACCGGCGTCATCGGAATAGCCGGCGCCGGTATGCTCAGCGGATTGCCGAGCACTTCGCCCGGCTGGCAGATCGGCATGGTTGCCGTCAGCGCCTCGAACTCCAGCGGAGTCGTACCAACCGTGATCGTGCCGCCGGTAATCAGCACCCACGCGGTGTTGTCGAGCGTCGCGCCGCCGGTAATGGGGAACGCCGAGCCCTGAATGATCTCGGTGCTGGCTTGGTCGTAATCGCTCGCCCGCGTCAGCACAAAGTGCGCCGCGCCCGAGCCCGTCGCCGTGACGACATAGGCGCCGTTCTGAAGCAATGACGCCTGATCTTTGATAAGGATACGATCCGCCACCGCAACCGCGGTGCCGTCCACCGAGAGCGCCGCATTCGCGGTGCCGGTGAGCGTGGCGCCGACGCCGGCCGAGCCGTTGCTATAGGTGCACGCCGGTAGCGGGCCGGTCGTGGCAAAGTCGCACGCCTCGTTCCAGAGGCTCGGCGCGGTCGCCGCGCCGCCGCCGCCTTTGACGTTGCCCCATATCGGATCGGCACCGCTGCCGCGGGTCTGCAAGTAATAGCCCGACGTGCCCGGCCCGAGCGCCGCCCAGCCGCTCGCCCCGCGATAGATGATCTGCCCGCGGCCCGAGCCGAGCGCGGCGTCGAGCAATGCCGAGAGGCTGATTTCGGTTGGGACCGCGGCCGAGCCGCTGACATTGCCGAGCACCCGGCCGGAGGCGATCTGTGCGAGAGACAGCGTGCCCGTCGCGATGATGGGCCCGCCGCTGATGCCGCCAGTCGTCGCAATGCTGGTGACGGTTCCCGAGCCGGAAGGCGTATCCCACGATACGTCGGCGCCCGCGCCGCCGGATTTGAGGTAGGTGCCAGCGGTGCCCGGCGCGAGCACGCTCCACTGTGTCACGTCGCGCCGCAGCATCGAGCCGCGCCCGGTGCCGAGCACCGCATCGAGCAACGTTGTCAACGTCGTGCTGATCGGCGCCGCAATGCTGCCGCTGGTGTTGGCAAGCATCGAGCCGTTGGCGATCTGCGCGAGGCTGACCGTGCCGCTCGTCGTGATCGGCCCGCCCGATAAGCCGACGCCGGTATCGACGCTGGTGACGGTGCCGCCGACAATCGAGAGCGACACGTTGTGCCACTTCCCGTCGGTTGCCCGGTATTGCAGCAAGCTGTTATTCGACGGACTGATGATCGCTACATCGCTCAGCCCGGCGAGGCTGCCCGAGCCGCCGCCCGCGCTCGGCGGCACGGCCCACCCGCCAGCCGCCGACAGGAATTTGCCCGCCGTGTTGTCGCCCGCTGCCGGCGCCGGCACGATGCCCTTGGCGCCCGCTGCGGCGCCCGTGGAGCCACCGAATGCCGGCAGGATACCCACGACCGCGGTCGGCGTTTCATTGCGCCACAGGCTCGCCGGGCCGTCCCAGACGAGCATATCGGCATCGGCCTGCGTGCCGAGCGCGACATCGATCAGATCGGCGACGCCGCTGGTCGTGCCCGAGCCGCCGATCAGTTGGCGATAGACCGGCAAGCCGCTGACGGTATCGAGCGCGCCCCAATCGAAGGTCGCGGCCGAGGTGTGCGGGATCATCACCGCGCCGAGCCCGCCATCGGGCGCGATAAAGAAATCGAGCTCGTTATAAGCGATGCCGGGATTCCAAGCGCCGCGCCACGTCGGCATCGGCATGGTCATCGTAATCGGGCCGAGCGTCTCGCCGTTGCTCAATCCCATCGTGAAGGCCGAGCCTTCGATGTTGATGGCAATCGGGACGACCGGCTCGACCGGGTTGTCCTCGATAAAAGTGACGCGCTGGTCGATGTCGTAGAAATTGCCGTCAACCTGGGCGGGCGCGAGGTTGGTTCCTTGCCCGGAACCCCATGCGCCGTCAGTGCGGTAGATCACAGGCATCGGGCGCTATCCTGCCGGCGGCGTCGGTGGGTCAAAGTGCGGCGCGTCCGGTTCATGCAATGGCCCATCCTTGTCCGGGTCGAGCGCCACGCGCACCAGCCCCATGAACTCGTCGGGAATTTCCTCAACCGTCTTCGCGAGGCTGAAGGCGCCGGCATAGCCGCGGTTTTCGAGGAAGGTCTTCGGCTCGCCGGCCCGGTGGAAATAGAACGCCGGCCTATGCGGCTTGCCCGGCGGGTCGGCCATGCCAATGAGCGGCAGTTCGCCATTCTTGCCCAGCGGCTTCGGCTTGCCCGTCGCAACGTCGACAAACTTGTCCACTCCAGGACCCGGGCGCCCGGTGTCCAGCCAGAACTCGGCGATGGAGTAGGGCGGCGTCGCTGGCCAGGTGATGCTCGGCGGCTCGTCCCACCAGAAGAATACCGTGTCTTGATTAGCCCGCCGGTACTCCTGCCCCATCATGTCGGGCTGCTGGTGCCACGGCACGCTGAACCCGAACACACCGTCGCTCGCGGTGCCGACCGTGGTTCCCGGCAGTGCCGCCGAGGCAACCGTCGCCCCGTTGATTTTCAGCAAGAACGAGCCGGCTTGCGTGTTCCATTCGCAGTACACGTGCCACCATTTGTTGAGCACCGGAAACACAATGCCATCGCTCACCATCGAGCCTTCAAAGTTGAAATCGTAGACGACGCCATCGACGCTGTAGATGCCGGGGTCATTCACCATCGCCAGATCAAACCGCAGGCTCACCGGGCGCATGTCGAGCGGATCGCCCGGCGCGAAGTCCATGCTCATGTCGCCGCTGCCGTGCCCGGTCATGTCGCCCGGCGCGTGCCGCAGCCGATAGGCGGCGAGGTTGCCGTCGATTAGCGTCAACTCGCGATAGGACGACAGGGCGAGATTGTGCTTCAGCCACACGCTGAGCGTGCCGGTCGGGCTGTTCAGCGCCGCCGTCAACCCGCCGGCATGAACATACGTGTCGGCTTTCCACTTCACCGCGACGCCGTCCTTCCAGTGAACCTCGCGCACGCGCTCGGGCGGCGGCTCCCAATATGGTCGCTCGGGTAATCCTTCAGGCGGCGGAAGATCGGACACGGCATCTAGCGGGCTGGACTATGGGGGCGGCGCCACCTGCGGGGCGACGCCCTCGTAATTCACCTTTACATAGATCATCTTCCCCGACTCCTTCCCGTCATCCACAACCTTCCAACGGGGGTTATCGTTGAAATACTCGGCTATGCCTGGCGCCGGTTGAGTCGCAGTGTTCGGCCCGGGTTGCGAATTGTCTTCGCGCTTTTCAAAGACGCTCTCGGTGGCGCGATCCACCATGATATATTGCTCCGGGTCGTCCGGGTTTTCGATCCGCGCCTTTTCGGTCTTGCGTCCCCACTCCTTCCACTGCTCGCCGGTCACTTGGAAATTGACGGTCGGCAGCGGCTCGGGCGACGGCAGGTTGCCAACGGTGCCCCAGCAGATGCGGCCGGGCGGCGTGTCGCCTTCCTCTGTCGGCGGCAGCCGCGGGATGCGCTTCCCGCCGAAACTGTCGCGCGCGGTCGAGAGCGGCGGCAGCAACTGAAGCTGCCGCTTGTATTGCATCCATCCCGGCACGCCGCCCGAGCGGAGCATCGCCATCAGGCGGCGTGCCTTCCTGGCGCCGCCGCCTCAAGGTCGATCAGCCGCGGGATCGGCAGCAGCTCGACGGTGGGCGTGAACACCGTCTCGAAGTTCATCCCGGCAACAGCCCGAAGCTGCACGCACACCCGGCTCGGATATTGCCGCAGCGCATCGATGGGATCGCTGACGCTGGCGACAACCGTCGTTTGGTCATCGATGCCGCCCGAGAGCGTGAGCGAGTCGACCGCGGTATATTCGTCCATCGCAAGCAGGTTCGTGCCGTCGTTGGTAATCGCGAAGTCATCGAGTGTCTCGTAAACAAGGTCGCCGGTCGGTAGCATTATCTCGGCACCCGTCGCCTGCTGGTAGCCGGCTGCGACGTAACCGGCGTCGACATAGGTGATCTCGCCTGCCGCGGCCGATACCGTGCCACCGTGCCCTATGGCGCAGCCAATGGTGAGGCTGACGCCGAAGTCGCCTTCGCCCGACGCCTCGAAAGAATATGACGTGATCTTGCCGAAGCACTCGCCGCCCGGGAGCCGGTAGTCCACGACGTGCGCGTTGTGCCGCAAGGTCGCGGCGATGCCGATGCCCCACGGCACCCGGCATGACACCTCCACCGCCCGCGCCCGGCGCCGTAGCTCGGTGCGGCCGAGCAGCAAGAGATATTGCATGCTCAAGGTGCCGCGGTCGGTGTTGAGATAGCTCGCCCGCCGCACGTCGCCTATGGGCATGACGTTGCTGCCGTCCGGCTCCGTCACGGTGTCCTGCGCGCTCACCGAGATTGTCGCGGCGTTCGCCTCAAGCTCGGGTTCGGCGAGCAGCGGCTGGATATCCGCCGCCAGCGTGCAGCGCACGATCTCGGTGCGTTTGCGATCCGCCGCCCAATCGAAATATGTCCGTTGTTTCAGCGCGGATACCGGGAAGTCTACTTTGTAATCGGTATATGCGTCGAAGTAATGATAGGCGGTGCCATAGCGCTGCATGAAAGCGTTGTTGGCATCGAGCGCCGGGTCGCCGGTATCTGCTGGCGCTTCCGGCGGGACGAGTTGCCGGTACTCAACGTGATAGTCATATCGCCGGAAGCTCTTGGGTGCATCCTCGATATAGGTGTTTGCTCCGACCTTCCACCCGCCGCTGATCTCTGCCAGCGGCTTCGGCCAATCGCTCATTAGCCCATCGCCAGTCAGCGACGAGATGACGCCCGAGCCCGACTTGCCGGTGATGCCATGAATACCGCGCGCATAAATATTCTTGTGCTGGTCGAAAATGCTTTGAATCCGCCACGTTAGGTCAATCTCGCCGATGCCGCCCTGGGTCCACGCCAGCGTACCCTCGATGTTTACCCGGTCGAGCGGCGGCTCGCCGTAGGACACGCCGAAATCGTCATAGAGGTGATCGGCCTCGCCAATGGTCAGCGTGCCGTCCTCGCCGGTAAGCTCGTCGCTGTGCGTCAGTTCGAGCGTAGTGCGGCCGATGTGCCAGCGAGTGCCGTAGCCGGTCAGCACCGCGTCCGGGTCCGAGAGATCGCCCGAGATCCATACCGGGTCGTAGTACGGCAGCACCTTTAGCGTCTCGGCGTAGTCGGCCTTGATCCCGTCGAAGTTGAGCGGCCTGGCAGCAAACAAGAGCCGCACCGTCTCGCCATCAACGCTCTCGGGCACCGCAGCGATGCGCCCGTAGAACAGGGGCACCAGCGCCGTGCCGTCATCCCAGCTCAGCCAGCACCATTGCTGCCGGCCCGCCGCCAGCAACCCCTCGCCGGGGTTGATGACTGTGATATTGAGTCCGGCAAAGTCTCCCTCGCTCTGCGATACGTTCAGCGAAGTGATGGCTTCGTCTTCGCGGTTGTGGACGAGCGGGTCGAAGGCTTCGCCTTCGTCCGCATACGCGAAGTAGAACGGCCCCGGCATTAAACTTCTTCGAGATCCAACGACCAATCGGTCATCGCGCCGTACTCGTCACGACTGACGCTGTACTGCACCACGCGCATTGATAGCTGCGGCCGATAGTAGGACCAGCTTCCGCTGGTGCGCGCCGAGCCGCTGACGACGGTGCGCCCCGCGGAGCCGCCGGCCGTCTTGTATCCAAGCTCGGCGATGCAATCCACCGTCAGCAGCATGCCCGGCCACACGCCGTCGAGCGCAGGCGTCTCGGTGTCGTTGCAACTGATCGTGCTCTTGTACTTGCGCATTTGCGTCGGGCTGAGATCGATCAGCGCGCCGTTGACGGTGCGCGCCATGACGGACGCGGCGCCGATAGGGTCGAGCGTCTGCGTCGCGCCGCGCGCGGTATAGCTGGCGATGCCCGGCCCGCTGATCTCCAGAACCGTGCCGTCTGCCATCAGTTGATCGCCGCCGCCAGCCTGCCGGCCGACAGCATGCCGGCGCGGCGAGCCTCGCGCGTGAGCCCGCCGACGATTTCCGCATCGCCGCGCAGCGCGAACGTGCCGCCGGGGAACGACAGGTTCACGGTGACGCCATCCGCGGTGCGCGCCGACACCATGCCGCCCGCAGCGAACCGCCGCACCAGCCCACCGCCTGCATAGCCGAATGGGTTTTGCAGGCTGTTCAGCGCCACCATAAACCGCGGCCCCCACTTGCTGACGGCGGCAGCGCGCATCACAAACTCGCCATTGCTCAACCGCGCCAGAATGCTGTCGCTGGTGCCGCTGCCGGGGCCGCGGATCATGCCGCCCGCGGCCTTGCTGGGCATGGCCGGGATGCTCGGGTCGCCGGCCGGCGCGCCGCCGGTTACGCTCCGAATGCCGGCACTGACTGCGGCGCCGAGTTGGTTGGCTTTCTCGATCATCCAATCAATCGCCGAGCCAAACCAGTCCATCATCCCCTTGAACATCTCCTGAGCGGTTGCCCCGAAATTGGCTTTTAGGTTCGTATTAAAAGTGTCCCAGCTCGATTGCAGATCCGCCAGCAGTTCCGGCCAGAATTTCTTGAAGCCCTCTCCCCATGCTGGCAGCGTTTTTTCCAGAAAATCGGCCAGGGCGTTGTTCCACGTAATTGCTGTCTGAGTTCGCCAATCCTCGCCGGCCGCCCTCAGTTCATCGAACCATGTGTTGACCCTGTCTTTCGCCGCTTTTAACTCCTCCTGTTTCGCGATCCTATCGGGGGAAACACCGCGCGCAGAAGCGTTGAGCTCATCAATCTTTTTTTGGATGTTGGCGATAAGCGCCGGCAGCACCTTGAGCGCCTCAGTAGCGCTTTCAAATTTGAGCGCTTTCGCCAGTTCGTTTAACTGAAGCGGATTAAAACTTTTCTGCTGCGCCAGGAAGGCTTTAGCCACTTCTAGCTGTTTCTTCAGCATGATGTCGCCCGTGCCCGTGACGTTTTTCATGCTGACGCCGAGCATCTCATAGGCTTTTGACAGATCCATCGTCAGCGGGCTGCTGCCGCGCAGTACGCTGACGCCCCCCTTCATCTGAGAGCCCATGTTCTTCGCGGCGTCGCCGGCAGCGTTCATACTGCCGCGCATGACGTTGATGCCGCCGGTCAACTCTTTGCCGGCCGTTTGCGCCGCAGCCGCCGCATCCGCGACGCCGGTCATAAACCTACTGGCGGCGTCTGCCGGCTGCCCCACGGCTTGCGCCACTTCCTGACCAGCCTGTACGGCAATCGGCTTCTGCCCGGTCTTTGCTGCTTCGTCGCCGATTTTCTTTATGCGTTCGGCCACGGCATCGAGTTGCTCGATGAGCGTGCTCATGGCCTTGAATACGGACGCGGCGAGAAACCCGCCGGCAAAGCTGCCGGTAACGCCGCCCATGACCATCGCAATGTTCTGCGCGCTCTTGCCGACATTATCGAACTGCGTCAGCAGCCGGCGCATGCTCTTGGTCGCCAGCACGTCCATCACGCTGCTGGTTTCTTTAGTCGTCCGGTTCAGAGCTTTCAGTTGCGCATCGAGCGCCGCAACGCGGTTCCCGGCAGCGATCATTGGCGCCGTAGAGACTTTATCACCAGCCTCCACGCTCGCCTTTGTGAAGTCGCGAAGTTCCTTTTGCGCGGCGCGAAATTGTTGCTTTAATAGTTCGAGGTCGGCGCGCGCCTTTCCGCTATCGACGCCAATGCTGATGCTTAGGTTATCGGGCATCGTCGCTCAATTCTTTGAGGGTTTCCTTGATCGCCTTGCCCTCGCCCTGCGCCCCGAGCGTCGCGATGTGGAGTTGCTCGGCGAGCTCGCGTCGCCTGCGGTGCTGCGCGATGGTGAGGAAGGCGCCGATCTGCCGCGGCGTGTAGCCCATCACTTCGCCGGGACTGTGGCCGCATGCGATGAGTTGCTCGGCGGCGGCGGCGTATTCGTAGCCGCTTCCTTGCCAGAGGGGAGCGCGTCGGCGCCGAGTAGGCGCGCGAGCTTTTCGACGAAAGGGTCGACACCGCCCGGCATCGTGAGCTCGCGTATGGCGATGAGGCACTCGGCGGCATCGTCAATTGACAGTACGTCGCCGATGGTTTCCGCCGCTTCCGGCTGGCTCGCAGATATCGCGATGATGGCGCCCACCGCATCCGGCGCCGCCTCGATCAGCGTGTCGACATCGAGCGCAGGCGCGCCGCCGGCCCACAACTTACGCAATTCCGGGAACCGCACCAGCAGATCGGCGATGTGCCGCAACCCGAGCCCGCGCAACTCCACGGTGCCGATGGAAAGCTCCACCTGCCGGGTCTGCGGTACGATATCGACCAGCGAAACCATTACGGTGTCGTCGCCTCACCCATCAGGGTCAGCATCAGGTTGTCGTAGGTAAATTCATCCATCACGATATTGAGCGACGCATTCTTTTCCGTCACGACTTCCAGGTCTTTCGCCCTGACGCCATACCGTGACGAGAAGTGCGCCAACGTCGTGATATCAGGCGTGAACTCGAATGTCGGTACATTGCCGATGTCGCGATAAGCAATATCGCCCTCAAGCTGGATCGAAACGACGCCCTTGCCGATGTAATACATATCGACCAGCGGCGAAACCGCCCCGGTGTCGGGATGGGTCAGCGTGCCGAACACACCAGTGTCGTCCACCAGCACCTCGCCGGTGAGCTGAAGCTGCCCCCATTCGTCCTGTATCATGCCGATGGCAGCGCCCGGTCTGAACATGACCTTGGTTAATTCCATCGTGATCTGCGGGCCGATATCATTGGCCCCGACAAACTTCACTTTTCCGATGATCTCCGATTTGGCGAAGATGTTGAACGTGCCGGCAGCCATAGCTGTACTCCCGCTAGGTTGGCTTATTTTCCTGCAGCAATTCGCCGATGGCGGCGCGGATCAGAGCGCGAGCGCGCGGCAGTTGCGCCGACGCCGGGCCGCGGAGAAAGCGCATCGCCTTGATGTGCGGTTGCCGCCGCTGGTAGGCGCGGATCGTGGCGCCGTCGCGCCGATAGGCCCGCACCTTGACCATGCCGCGGCGCTTCGTGCCGGGCCCGCCATATTCGAGCGCGCCGGCAATGGCGCCGTAATTCCGCCGCCCGTTGCGCAGCACCCGCACCCGCCCGCGTATCCAGGTCGGGCCTTCGTCGACATAGGCGTGGGTCTGCGCCCGCAATGTGCCGGTGCGCACCGGCTCGGCGGCTTCGACCTTGCGCAGAAGCTCGTTCGTCAGTTGCGTGATGACATCGCGCAACCGGGCGCGCAGCTCCTGCGGCAGTTGGTCGAGCCGCGCCAGGATGCGGCCGGTGTCGTTTTCCTCGATGCGGAACTCGATGCCGCCGCTCACGCGGCGATGTCCTCCAGCCGGAAGGCATATTGAAACGTCAGGGTGATATCGATCCGGTGCTCTTTGGCTTCCGGGTCTGGCGGCAGTACGACGCAGCCGTCATAGCGCATCCGGCCATTGGTTCCGATTGCGTCGCGCAAGGTGCTGTCGCTCAGCACCGCGGCGACGATGGCGCTGCGATAGCGCGAGAGCAGCACGCCGGCATCCGCGGTGCCGCCGGCCCGCACATAGACGCTGACGGCCGGCGACAACTCCATCCGCTGCAATTCCGAATGCCGCACCGTCCCCGGCTGGTCGAGCATTGTCTCGATGCCGTCTTGGATAATCACTGCCGGCCGCGCATTGCCGGGCACATCGAGTGCGTTGCGCACCACCGCATTGATGCCGCTCGTCGCCGCGCACAGCGCCGCCAGCCGCGACAGGATGACTTCGCGCGTATCAGCCACGGCAGAGCAAATTCACCCGGCACAGCGCGCCGCCGTAATACTTCGGCGCAACCTGCGTAATGTTCGACGGGTTGCCGTCGATCAGGATCACGTCGTCGCGGGCCGGCAGCCCGAAGGCGCCGAGCCCAGTCGGCGACACCACAACCTGGATCTCCTGCGCCTCGCCGGGCTCAAGCGACTGCGGCCCGAACGCCTTCACCGCGGCCGGGCACTCGATCTCCTCCGATACCGTCGTGCCGCCGGTCGTCGGGTCGACGGCGACATGCTGCAGCGTCACCGTCTGCCGGTAGCCGGCGATCGCCGCATCGAGCCGCGCCACGAGCACTTGCGGCGTCATACCGTCCAGATTTTGTAAGGCACCAGCAGGTCGCGGGCGCCGCCCGGCATGCTGCCGGCGCTTGCCGAAGCGTCGCCGCCATATGCCTGCGTGATGAGGTCGGGGATTGTTTCCGAGCGCAGGCTCGGGTCGCGGCCGACGGCGCCCCACCGCGCGCCCAGCCATTCGAGGCAGGCGCTCTGCACATCCGCCGGTATCGTCTCGAACCCGGCCGTGTAGTCCAGCACCACCAGCGCCGCGCCCCACGCGCTCGGCAGCGCCGCCGCATCGAGCCGGTACACCGCACCTTGCTCGGGGAACACCTCCAGCAACGTCGGGTCGAGTGCCTCGCCGTCTTCCGCGACAGCCACCAGCGGCACGCCGCCATCGTCCACGACGATCGGATATTGCCGCACCACCAGCGGCTCGCCGTACCAACCGCAGGCATTGCGCAACTGGTCGCGGTAGGTCTGCACCGCAAAAATGCGGTCGCAGTAATTGTTGATCGCCACCGAGACGGAATCGATCTGCGCAGCGAGCGCCGCGTCCTTCGAGGTATCGGCCGGCTTGATGCCGAGCGCCGCCTTTGCCTGATCGACGCTGACGAGCGCCAAGCTCTCGGCCGGCGTCACCACCCGCCAGATGCGGTAGCCCCAAGCGCTCATCGCAATTTCGCCAGCACCGGGTAGAGGTCGCAAGCCAGCACCGAGCCGTCGCCGAGCCGCAGCGTCAGCAGCCCCTCGCTGTCCACGTCGAGCGACTGCGGCGACGGTCCGGGCTGTCCCGGCCAGCCGCGCTCGCCTTGCGGGCCAGCCGGCCCCGGTTGGCCCGCTTTGCCGCGGCGGGCCATGATCTGCCAGCCGTCGCCGGGACACGCCCCAGGAGCGTCGTGGAGCGCGACGAACGACGAGCCGTCGCACATCACTACATCGAGTGCTTCATACGCACTGGCGGGCTTCCAGGCGCCCCGGAAGGCGGGCGTGTGACCATCGGCGCCGCGCTCGGCAAGGCACAGCCAATCCTCATGCGGCGGCGCCTCGGCGGTGTCGCGCGCGGCGCACCACGTCGCGCCGGCATGCGTCACCAGCGCGCCGTCGTAATGCACGCCGCGTTGCCACGGAGCAGGCGTTGTGAGCCGCCCTGGCGGCCCAGGAATGCCTTGTTCGCCTGGTGGGCCTGCGGCGCCCTCGCCCGGCTCTCCACGCTCCCCGCGCTCGCCCGGCGGCCCCGGCGGTCCGCTCAGCGCCGCGACCTGCAACGCCGCCTCGGCACGCCACGCCCGCAGCGCCTCGATCTCCTGTCGCGCCTCGGCCAGCATCGCCGACATCTGCAACCGCAATTCCCGCTCCAGCGTGCCGACGACCGAGCCGAGCTCGGCCGCCAGCGGGTCACGCGGCAAGGCGACGGTGTTCGTCATACGCAGCGCGGAACGAAGCGAGCTTGCTTGCATCGGCATTATCAGGTGGCGGTGTATCCTGCGGTGGCGGCGGTGTCGCCGGTTGCGGCGAGGGCGGCTGCATGTCGCTGCCGTAAGACAGCGGCACGACCTGTTGCTGAACTCGCGGTTGAGCCCCGTGCCCGCCCGGCACCGCCGGCAGATCCTCTTGCGCCCGCGCCTCGTCGGGGCTGTAGATGCCGCTGATGACGCCGCGTGCCAATCCCTCGATGCGCTCGCGGTAGGCCGAGCGCAGCAACGCGCGGGTGTCCAGTTCGAGGTATTCGTCGGGCACGCCGCGAAGTCGGAACAGCAGCCCGAATGCCTCCTCGATGTGGTTCAGCGTGAAGCCGAGCCCGGTCGCAATCCACTGCTGCATCAGAAGCTCGGTGCTCGAAAAGGTCGTGCTGCCGATGCCGAGGATTTGCAGCGGTATGCGCAGTGCCAGCGCAATCGCCTCATCGCTCATCTTCAGCGTCTCGACCAGTTGCGCATCCACCGCGGTCGTCTGGATCGGCTGCGCCTTCAGCCCGTGCGTCGCGAACATCGTGTTGCCGGCATTCGCGCCCGACGAACGCTCCATCCACTTGTTGCGGATGGCTTCAATTTCTTCGGTCTTTAGCGGCAAATCGGTTTGCAGAATAAACGACGGGCGAGACTGGTTCAGGTAGAACGCAATCTGCTGTTGCAAGGCGGCGTTGTTAACCGCGAGAGCAGGCGCCGCGGCCAGGATCGGGGTTTCGCCTTTCAGTTCATGGCGCGGTGTGTGCAACCGCACATGCAATACCTCGCGGGCCGGCACGCCTTGCGTCAGGTCGAGCCGCCGCTCGATCACCTCGTTGCCAGACAACGAATAGTAAATGCTGCCGTCCTCGGCGATGCCCGCGGCGCCGGTTCGCATCAGGTGCAGTTCAGAGATTTCGGCCCGGTCGTTCCGCACCGCGACGGCATAGGCGTTGCCGTGCTCGTACAGCCGCCGCGTCAGGTTTAAGAGGAAATCGGAGATCGACTGATAATCGTTCGGCCGCCGCAGGATGCGCGACAGCGCCGAATTGGTGACGCGCTCCCTGCCGCCGTTGTCGAGACGGCGCCAGTGGTCGC